GCAAAATTAGATAACAATACTTGGTTTAACAAAAGCTACCCAAACACTATTCAAAATAGAATTTACGAAAAACTTAATCAATAAATAAAAATAAAAAACAATGGCAACAAGTTTGACAACAACCTATGCTGGGGAATTTAAAGATAAAATGATAGCAACTGCTTTATTAAGTGGTAAAACACTTGATAATGGAGGGCTAACAGTTTATCCAAACGTAGCTTATAAAGAAGTAATAAGAAAAATTGCACTAGGAAACGATTTAATGGTCGGTACTGGATTATGTGACTATTCTGATGCTGGAACAGTTACAATTACAGAAAGAATACTAGAGGTAAAAGAATTTAAAATAAATAAAACTGAATGTAAAAACACATTTGCACAAGATTGGACATCTGCTCAAATGGGCTATTCAGTACCAAATTATGTACTACCTAAAAGTTATGCAGATTTTATTTCACAACAATATGTTGCTAAGATTGCTGCTAACATTGAAACAATGATCTGGCAAGGTACAGCAGGTAATGATGCTTTTGCAGGATTTACTACAGACTGGGCTGCTAATGCTTCATCTTTAGCTGGTGGTGCAGTTGTAACAGGAACTACAGTTGATGCAGGGAATGTTGTAACAGAAATTGGAAAAGTAGTTAATCATTTAGCAAATCATGCTTCTGCACTTTTAGATAAAGAAGATTTACACATTTACGTATCAAATCACATTTACCAAATGTATTTAAGGTCACTTGGTGGTTTTGGAGCTTCTGGTTTAGGTGCTGCTGGTTATGATAACAAAGGTAACAATCAAGATTTAAGTTCTGGTTTAATGTTTGATGGAATCAAAATATTTAGAGCGCCTGGATTACCTAATAATGATATGGCTGCTGCTCAAAAATCTAATCTTTTCTTTGGTTGTGGTGTTGAAGGTGATCTTTCAGAAATCAAATTAATTGATACTGGAGATACTTTAGGTGATAACAACGTAAGATTTGTAGCAAAATTTAAAGCTGGTATTCAGACTGGATTACTTGAAGAAGTAGTTTATTATACCTAATTAATAATAATGGGGGGTTGTAATACTCCCCTTTTTAAAACTAAAAAATATGGCGTGCGATTTATCAGCAGGGCGATTAGTACCATGTAAAGATGTTATAGGAGGGATCCAAACAGTTTACTTTATAGACTATGGTGACCTAACATCTACAGTATTAACAAATGATGAAATTACAGATGCAACTGCTTCTGGTCAAAATCTATATAGATATGATTTAAAAGGTTCTGGAAATTCATTTGAACAAGCTATTACATCAAGTTCTGATGCTGGAACAACATTTTTTGAACAAACTTTGACTTTAAGCTTACCAAAATTGACTAAAGAAGATATGGTACAGTTTAAGCTTATTGCTTTTGGTAGACCATTAATTATAATTCAAGACATGAACTCTAACTTCTTTTTAGCAGGTCGTGAACATGGAATGAGTGTTTCTGGTGGTTCAATTACTACTGGAGCAGCTATGGGTGATATGGCTGGAACTACACTTACTTTATCAGGTCAAGAAAAACTGCCTGCAAATTTCATTAATGGAGCAACTTTTGCTGATCCTTATGCGAATTTAGCAAATGCAACTGGAACTGTTGTACCTGGTACAAATAGTTAAGATGTTTAGTGGGTATTATATGTAAAGTACATATAGTACAGGGTGTGAAGGGTGGTTCGATTAATTTTTAACCACCCTTTTTTTTTAAAAATTAAGATGCAGATATTTAAAACATTTGGAACAAGAACTTTAAGCTTTATGCCAAGAACAGAAATTTCTAGCAGCAAAACTTATCAGTTAATTGTTACTTCAGATTCTAAAAATAAAGTAATTATAACAAATAACGACATGTTTATTGAACCTAAAACTTCATATTACTACAATTTTATTTATGTAGAAGCTGTTGGAAGTCCAGCGCTGTTTAAAGAAAACAATTTTTACACTTTAGAAATTAACAATTTAACAGATGGCACTTTAGAATTTAGAGATAAAATATTTTGCACAAATCAAACTATTTCCACTTTTAGTATATCTAAAAATGTATATGTAGAAGCTTCAACTGGGAATGATGAATACGTATATTATGGAGAGTAACGTTCACTTAGTAGAATTAAACGAATATCAAAGACCAGAAATAACAGAGGTTGTTAATCGTGACTGGGTTGGTATAGGTGCTGACAATATGTATTATCAGGCGGTTATAGACGCTTATATGGATTCTACCACAAATAGTGCTGTAATTAACGGAATAGTTGACCAGATATACGGAAAAGGCTTAGACGCAACAGATTCTAATAAAAAGCCAGATCAATATGCAAAAATG